TAATAGCAGAAGGCATAGCGTTATGGCGTAATGCTTTTGAAATTGAAGATGGTTTTGCTGAAGATTATTTCGGTTATCGGTTTGAACAAGAGCGAAATATTCCTTGGAGGGGCGCTAAGGAGGTGCATGACGGAAAGTTAAAATGGTATGAGAATGCACATTCGCCTTTGAGGGTTGCCAACTTTTTTCGTAATGAAAACAATGAAACAGTAATAGAAAATAATAAATATGGTGAATATACCTTGTATTTGCATAAAGTGTTAATGAAGGGATTAGCAGAGTATTTAAAAAAATACCCTTTATTGCAAAAAGATATTCATTTTATTGAAGCGTATAGATTGATTTATTATCAGTCTGGTAATTACATGGGTCTTCATACTGATCAATCTTACGCTGGCGATCATTCATTTAACGAGGAAGGTGGTCGTCCTGAACCTGCTGATGGGCTTGAAAACATAAATATGCTTAGAACTATTTGCTGTGTTCAACATTTAAGCGACTCTTCCGATGGCGAAGATGCTGAATGGGGTGAATTTGATGGTGGCGAGGTTTCTTGGCCATATGCAACAGACAAAACATTTACTCCTCAAAAAGGAGACATGTTGATCTATCCTGCGAATTTTTTGTATGCACATGAAGTAGACAGAATTTTAAGTGGACATAGAATTTCTAATTTGAATTGTATTTCGCATGGAAAAATCCCAAAGGGATCTGGCACGTCTGCTAGACCAGTTGGTCCTACTGGTTACATGTATTTAGACTTTGCTGATGGCAAAGTAGATTGGAAAGGTTGGTTAAAATGAAAGTAGAAACTCCAATCCCTTGTTTGCGTATTTATGATGACTGGTATCCCGAATGCGACAAGTTTTTAGAAAATGTTATAGAAGCCGCAAGTAAAGAATATTCGATTTGCCCTTGGAGGCGATCCACAATAGGGGATGACCAAAGGCAGGATAATTTCAGAAGCAGTGTTGAGTGCGCCCCTGAAGTCGCTTTGGCAACTAGTGATCCTGATTTCGCAGAGTTAAGTCGCTCTATGGAACATTTCAAATTGCGTGTGACCGAGTTAGTGCACGATTATGACAATTCCTACGATTTGAAACTTACGCGAGATTCTCAATACACAGTAATCCAATATGCAAACAAGGCAGAGTATCGGGCGCATTGGGATCATTCAAAAGACAATCAGCGGATTTTAAGTGTTGTAATTTTTCTTAATGATGACTTTGAAGGTGGAGAATTAGAATTTCCGCATTTCGACTACAAGGTGACTCCCAAACAAGGCAAGGTTTGTGTATTCCCATCCAACTTTCCATATTTGCACATCGCTCATCCTGTAGAAAGCGGAACAAAGTATACGGCAGTAAATTGGTACATGTAAATGCGTATTGTCGTTGTAGGGCGTGGTAACGCTGGATTTATTTCTGCTTTAATACTCAGACAGGCTTTTCCTAATTGTCCGATAACAATTATCGGTTCAGAAGAAGTTCCAGTTATAGGAGTAGGTGAAGGAAGCCAAGAACATCTTGCACTTTTTTTGGACTTTTGCAAATTGGAACGAGCCGAAATATTGCCAGCGTCTTTAGGGACTCTAAAAAAAGGCATCAGATTTGAAGATTGGGGCAACCAGTTCCCTGATTATTTCCATGCAATTGTTGGACTTACAGCATCTCCAGATGTGAGGAGTAATGTTTTTGGTTTTCAATCAGAATACGCAGAATATCTCCAAAGAGAAGTTCCGATATGTGAAGGACTTACTACAAAAGAGAGGCTCTTCTCAGATGAAATTAGGGCAGAAGGATCATTTAGATCAGTAAATCAATACCACTTTGACACTTATGAATTAAATGATTATTTCACGGTTAAAGCAAAACAAAGAAATATTGAGGTTCTTAATGGGCATGTAGAAAAAGTTAATGCAAAGAATGACACTATAGGAAGTGTTGAATTGAAAGACGGTTCTCTGATACACGGTGATTTCTGGATTGATGCTTCAGGTTTTAGTCGTGTTCTGATGTCTAATCTTTCTGAAAATAATTGGTGTTCATACAGTGAGTATCTTTTAACAGATTCTGCTATTGCTTTTCGTACCTCATCAGATGAAAGTGGGAAAATACGTCCGTATACCCGTGCGAGAGCCTTGAGTTCTGGGTGGGCTTGGGAAATTCCCACGCAGACTCAAAGAGGTAACGGTTATGTTTATTCTTCGCAATTCTGTTCTGAAGAAGAAGCAGTTTCTGAAATGGAAGAACTATTGGACATCCAAATATCGGATTACAAACATTTCAAATTCGATCCCGGACATTTAGAAAGTGGTTGGGTTGGGAACTGTGTAGCCATGGGTCTTGCAGGTTCTTTTGTAGAACCATTAGAGGCGACTTCCATAGGAACCACGATTTGTCAAACAAACGGATTACTGCCTTATTTAGCAACTTACCAACCTGAGAATGAAAATTCTCGACGGCAATACAACGGAGATTTTGAATCTTTAATGATTAATATTCTTGACATGATCAGATTGCATTATGTGAGTGATCGTGAGGATACTGAATTTTGGAAAGCACAAAAAGTGGCTCCTCTTACAGACAACGTGGAAAGAATGTTGGGATTATGGCAAGAAAGACTACCTGACCCGTCAGATGTGAAAATGGGTAATAGGGATATGCACATGTTTCATGCTCCTAATTTTTATGTAGTTGCACAAGGGCAAGGGTTGTTGAATCCAGATCTTGCGATGAGAGCCTTAGAGTCTTTTGGCTTATCTAAAGCAGTGAAAGATGTATTGTATAGAATGAGAGAACAGATGTTATCTACCGCTTATGAGGATCATGCTAAAAAGATTAAAGAACTCTGACAAAATCAGAATATATAGTGACTTGCCAAAAGTCGAACCCGGAGAAATCTTTGTTGCTCCTCTAATAGATGATTGTTTGGAATTTCCTCCTGTTGTTAATGAAACAACTTGGCCAGATTGGTTTAAAGATCCTCGGATAGCAGAACCCGGAACAATAGCGAGTTGTAAAGGAATACAAGATCTTTTAAGCACGGGTATTACTTTTCACTTATGGTGTGACTACGAATTCGTTTGGGAATCTTCAAAGCAGAGTTTCATTGCTAATGCAAGTGATAAAAGGTTTTGGGCAGAAAGTTTCCCTTATTCCAACACGGTTGGGTGTCCGATTGCAAAAGCACGACCTGCTTCTGAAGCGAATTGGCCGAAATTAGTCAACCCTTGGTATGTGAAAACTGCAAAAGGTTATTCTTCGCTTTTAATACCAACTCTTTACAACGCAGATCCGAGATACCACGCTTTGCCGGGGGTTGTTCACACGGACTATTACCATGCAGTTAATGCAGTTTTGCAAATCAATACCGATAAAGAATTTGTTGTTAAAGCAGGAACGCCGTTATTTCAACTAATTCCATTTAAAAGAAAAGACAACATCAAGACTATGACACTTGGTACTCATGAAGCCGCCTTGAAAATGCGAGGTCAAGGTGTGTCACACGGAAATGTCAACGTGTTTTCAAGAAAAGGTCTTTACAGGAAACATCAACGCAAGGCTGACGCTGATTCTTGAAAGATCGACTAACATCTCGTTATGGCAGACGAAACTTCTGATATCGGCAAGCAATTAGTTGATGTAGAGGTATCAGATAAATTCGGAGATGAACTTCCAGTAGTTGTTAAAGACTATGTGGTCGTTGCCGAAATCCTGACAGATGAAGGTAGTAGTTTGCTGGTTTCATCAGGTGGAACTACTACGCCATGGGCTGTTTATGGTCTTTTGCAGTATGGTGAACGGTTTTTTGAAGATCAGTTCTATAACCCTAACTTTAACCCAGATATAGGCAATGAATGATATAGACTGTTTTATGAGGAGGTCTGCCAAGGCAGAGGGCAGATTTTCTAAACTATCTTTAATGAGGTAAATAATGCCCGCTGGTGTATACAACTTTAACTGTGAGCAAGGTTCAACCTTTGAAAGGATCATTGAAGTCACTAATAATGACGACAGTATTAAGAACCTTGATGGTGTCACAGGAAGAATGCAAGTAAGAACCTCTTTAGAAGCGTCTTCTGCGCTTGTTGAATTCACTACTTCTAATGGCAAAATGGCTATTAATGGTGAATTGGGCACTATAACATTGTCTTTATCAGCGGCAGAAACTGCATCTTTAACTCAGGGTGGAATATATGATTTAGAATTAGTTGATGCTTCGAGTAATGTGGAGCGTCTTATAGAGGGTAATTTTAACCTTGAGCAGAATGTGACAACATAATGGCAGTTTATAACGTAACGGCAGAAGAAATTAGAAATATTGTTACGACAACCGCGTCTGACCCAAACAAGGTTTATGTCAAGGTCATGTCAACGGTTGGCAGTTCTAGTGCCATTCTGCTAGATGGAACTACAGCACCCACCACTGCTACTGGAGCAAATGGAAATTGGTACATTCACCGTGTTTCCGCCTCTGGGGAAGCACGTTTGTACGGACCAAAAGCCTCTGGAGAATGGGATTCTGCATACATAACTATTACCGGATCTAACAGATATGTGCATACACAAGGGTCTGCGGCTACTAGTTGGGTCGTTACGCACACATTAGGAGGTAGACCTTCTGTAACAGTTGTAGATTCTACCGGCACAGTGGTAGTAGGTGATGTACAATATGACTCAGATACGCAGGTTACAATTACGTTTTCTGCGGCATTTTCAGGGTCGGCTTATTTGACGTAGTTCCGGGGTACATATGGCACAGAAGTTTGTCACTAATTTAAACATCAACCAAAACGAACTTCAGAACGCCAAATTTCAGTTTTCTGCTGGAGATCCGGGTTCTGGTGAGTTTGAGGGTCGATTAATTTATGACACCACGAACAACCTAATCAAGTATTACAACAGTAGTGCTTGGAAACAAGTCCTCACTGATGTCACTTCTAATACAACTGCTTTAACAGTTACGGCTGGTACGGCAGGAAGTCCTCAATTAACGATTGCGGAAGCAAATGGTTCTACTGCTGGAATTATGTCAGCATCCCATTACACGCTTGTAAACAACGCTACGGAATCCGACACTGCTTCTACGATTATGAAGCGTGATGCTAGTGGACATGTAAATGTTACAAAAGTAACAGGATTAGCAGACCCCACTAATGCTACTGATGCGGCAACAAAAGGTTATGTAGATGCTCGTGCCGCTGGATTAGATCCAAAAGAATCAGTTGTTGCGGCTTCGACAGCAAATATTACTTTGGCAAGTGATGTAGAAGATGGGGACTCTTTAGATGGTGTAACACTTTCTACAGGCGACAGGATTTTACTTAAAGACCAAACAACAGGTTCTCAAAACGGTGTTTACACAGTTAATGGTTCTGGTGCACCAACTCGTGCTACAGATTTCGATACAGGCACCGAAGCGACTGCTGGATGTTTCTTCTTCGTAGAACAAGGTACCGCAAATGCAAATCGTGGTTACGTTCTTCAGTCGAAGTCGGGTGGCGGTTCTTACACAATAGATACTGACACTCTTGTCTTTTCACAGTTCTCAGGCGCAGGGCAAATAGATGCTGGCGCTGGTTTAACGAAGAGCGGTGATGTATTAAATGTCGGCGCAGGTGATGGAATTACAGTCAATGCAAATGATGTTGCTTTAGCAAGTAGCACGGCCGGTGACGGAATTACTTTCACTTCTGGCGTTCTTTCAATTTCTACAAGTGCGGCTGGTGACGGTCTAGGAATAGCAAGCGGTGTTCTTTCCGTCAATATTGCTTCTGCTGGAGGTTTAGAAACCTCTGGAGACAATGTTCAAATCAAAATAAATACTGGTATTGCGGGTCTCGAAACAGACAGTAGTGGTTTGGCTCTCAAGTCAGATGTTGCTGGTACAGGTATTACTTTCACCGCAGGCATTTTAAGCGCAGATGCTTCTAATCTTGCGGCTAGTGGCTCAGGTGGTGTGACTGGAACTCTTCCAGTTGCAAGTGGTGGTACAGGAGCGACAACTGCCTCTGATGCACGAGCAAATGGTTATCTTGCGGCTGGAGATTCTTCTTCAGGTTCAAGAACTACAACCAATCCACTAGTAAGTCGTACAGTCGCACAAAATGTAGGAGATGCTTCTCTTACCTCTTACACAATTACTCACGGTTTAGGTACTCGTGATGTAACAGTTCAGGTTTTTGACAATTCAAATTATGACACGATTATTTGTGACGTGGTTCGGACTGACACTCACTCTGCAACGATCTCATTCTCCACGGCTCCTGCAAGTAATGCATACCGAGTAGTGGTAACAGGTTAGGGGTGAGGTAATGGCACAGAAATTCAAAACCCCAATCAACATAGAAGAACTTGCCGCTACGTCTACTGAGGCGTTTACGGTCAAATTAGACGCAGAGAGTACAGAACGAATCATCATTACTGCTGACGGAAAAATGACTTGGGGTAGTGGAGCCGCAACAGGCGATACAACTCTTTATCGTTCTGCGGCGAACACTTTGAAAACGGATGACACTTTTGAAGCAAGTGCAGGTGTTGTAACAATGGCTGATGCCGATACACCTACTGCATCTCTTTCAGATGGTGCTCTGGCAGTAGATACAGGTAGTGACTTGTTTTATTTTCGTTCTGGAGGCGCATGGATTTTAGCAGGTGGTGAGGGTGCCACCTCAGAAGTGAGTAGCACTAAAGCAGACGGTGGAACTTCTGCCGCTTGGGTTCGATATTACGTGACGGCAGATGGTGGATCGTCTTCGACGTATCCATACGCATAGGTAGGAAAGAAATATGGCATCAATAATTCAATTTAGAAGGGATACAGCATCCAACTGGACTTCCAATAACCCGACCTTAGCGGCTGGTGAACTCGGAATAGAATCGGATACTGGTCAGTATAAGATCGGTGACGGCAGTACTGTTTGGACAAGTCTCAGTTACGGTATAGGTGTACTCGGTACAACCTTTATTGACGCTAAGGGTGACTTGATCCTTGGTACAGCAGACAACACAATCGCACGAGTTGCAGTCGGTTCCAACGGACAAGTATTAACTGCTGACTCCAGCGCATCTAGTGGTGTCAAGTGGGTCAGTAACGAAAGTATTACAAATTGGCATGAAGCAGTAAAACTAGCCACTGCCGCTGTTCTACCTAACTCTCCTACCTACAGTAACGGTAGTTCAGGTGTCGGTGCGACTCTTACCGCTGGTGCTAATGCACGACTTGTCGTGGACGGAGCAAACGCAACCGCAGGAGATCGTGTACTCGTACAAGATCAGGCAAGCGCATTACAAAACGGTATTTACGATGTAACTACACAAGGTGTAGACGGATCAGCCGCATGGGTTCTTACAAGAGCCGAAGACTTCGATGGAAGTCCAGCAGGACAGATCAAAGCCGGTGAGTCATCATATGCACTCGCTGGTTCCACGAATGGTGGACAAGGTTTCATAGTCACATCGACAAGTGATCCTCATGCCGTGGGAACTAACGACATCGCGTTTACGCAATTCACTGGTACACAAGCAATAACTGCTGGTACTGGTGCAAGCATCACTGGGAATACAATCAATGTTGGAACAGCGAGTAGTGCTCGAATTGTTACGAATGCTGACGATATTGATTTAGCGACTACGGCTGTTACAGCCGCTTCTTATGGAAGTGCTACAGCAGTTCCCGGATATACGGTCGATGCTTATGGTCGTTTGACTGCCGCTTCTAATACAACTATTGCTATTCCTTCCACTGCTGTTACAGATTTTGCGGAAGCCACTCAGGATGTTGCTGGCGCTCAGTTGGCAACGAACGGTTCTCACACGGGGATCACAGCGACTTATGACGATGCCGGAGACGGTGCTGTCGATTTAGCCCTTGTAACTGAAAATGTTCAGGACATTACAGGCGCACAAATCGCTACCAATGGCTCCCACACCGGCATTACCGCAACGTATGACGATGCCGGTGATGGAGCGGTGGATCTTGCTCTCGTTACAGAAAATGTTCAGGATATAACAGGTGCTCAAGTAGCCACTAACGGTTCTCACACTGGCATTACGGCAACTTATGACGATGCAGGCGATGGTGCTGTTGATTTAGCGCTCATAACTGAAAACGTCGAAGATATTACGGGCGCACAGTTTGCGACCAATGGTTCCCACACGGGGATCACGGCTACTTATGATGACGCTGGTGATGGGGCTGTCGATTTGGCTCTTGTCACTGAGAATGTCGAAGACATTACAGGTGCTCAGTTAGCAACTAATGGTTCTCATACAGGCATCACGGCTACTTATGATGATGCTGGAGACGGTGCTATTGACTTGGCTCTAGTAACAGAAAATGTTCAAGACATCGTTGGAGGACAGTTAGTTACAAATGGTTCACATTCAGGTATTGCCGCTACTTACGATGATGGCGGTGATGGGGCGATTGATCTTAATGTCGCAGATTTCACAATCACATTGGGCGGTGACCTTACAGGTAACGTAACAATCACAGATTTGGCTAGTGCAACTCTTACAGCAACAGTTGCCGCTGATTCGGTTGCTCTAGGTACAGATACTACGGGTAATTATGTTGCCACGGTAGCGGGAACCGCTAACGAGGTGGATGTAAGCGGTTCAGGTTCAGAAACCGCAGGAGTAACGGTTGGTTTACCTGCCGATGTAACTGTTACGACTTCTCTTACCACTCCATTGATAAATGTCTCTGGTGCATCCATTGTTATGGAGGGTGCAACGGCGGATGACTTTGAGACCACTCTTACGGTTATCGACCCCACGGCGGATAGAACAATTTCATTTCCTGATGCAACGGGTACGGTAATAACCACAGGAAACATAGCGGCACTTCTTGATGGAACCACGGCAACCACAAAGTCGGCTGGTGACAACTCAACGAAACTAGCAACTACGGCTTATGTCGATACTGGTCTAGGTGCTTTGAGTAGTGACTCTTTGACTGATGCTGATGGTGACACTCTGATTCAGGTAGAAGAAGGTGCAGACGAAGACATTATTCGTTTTGATACTGCTGGTACAGAGCGTATGACGATTGGTGCTACAGGTACTGTAACCATTACTGGCGATCTTACAGTTAATGGAACTACAACTGAAATTAGTTCTACAACGATCACAGTTGATGATAAGAACATCGAAATAGGTTCGGTTGCTTCCCCTGACGATACCACCGCAGATGGTGGCGGACTCACTCTAAAGGGTGCAACAGATAAAACGTGGAACTGGGTCAATTCGACAGATGCTTGGACATCTTCTGAACATATTGATCTCGCTTCTGGAAAAGCCCTCTATGTCGCAGGTGCTTCAGTTCTAAATGCCACCACACTAGGTGGAGCAGTGGTCGCATCCTCACTAACAAGTGTTGGAACACTAACTGCTTTAACAGTTTCAGGTATTGCCACATTTAGTGGAACAATCGCAGGTGCTAGTCCCTTCATCTTTGAAGGTGCAACAGCAGATGATTTTGAAACCACGCTGGCTATTACTGATCCAACCGCAGATAGAACAATTACTCTTCCTGATGCAACAGGTACGGTTATAACAACTGGTAATGCGGCGGCACTTCTTGACGGAACAACTGCTACTACCCAGTCGGCTGATGACAGTACGACAAAGGTTGCGACTACAGCGTTCGTAATGACTGAAATTGGTGATTACGCACCTTTGGCTTCTCCAACTTTGACTGGTACTCCTGCCGCACCTACCGCTTCTGCGGATACGAATACGACTCAGATCGCAACTACGGCATTCGTGATGACAGAGTTAGGCGATTACGCTACTTTGGCTTCTCCAACTCTTACAGGTACTCCAGCGGCTCCAACTGCCGCCGCAGATACGAATACCACTCAGATTGCTACTACTGCTTATGTTCAGACAGAGTTAGGTGCTCTTAGCAGTGACTCAATCAAAGATGCTGATAACGACACCAAAATTCAGGTTGAGGAATCCTCAGATGAGGACAAGATCCGATTTGATGTTGGTGGAACCGAAACAGCGGTGATTGATAGTACAGGACTTGACGTTACAGGCAATGTTATGTACAACGTAGCGTTGAATACCCAGACCGGAACCGCCTATACATTGGTATTGGCGGACCGAGGAAAGTTGGTTACAACGAACAATGGTTCAGCACAGAGCATTACAGTTCCGCCTAACAGCAGTGTTGCATACGCTGTAGGAACTCAAGTTCAGGTTGCTGGTCTTGGTGCTGGTGAAGTAACCATGGTTGCTGGTTCTGGTGTGACTTTACGTTCTACACCCGGTTTGAAGTTACGAGCACAGTATTCATCTGTGACTTGTATTAAGATCGCTACAGATGAGTGGATACTCGTTGGAGACCTTGAGGCGTAAGGATAATGGCTGAAGCAGAAGGTAGAACCGGACCGAGAAAAGACACTATTCCTAATATTGTCGGGCAGACAAAGGGAACAAGTGGAGGAGAGTCTGACAATACGATAACCACTTCTGGTTTCGTAGTGGGTACTGCTACGGCAGAGAATATTGATGACTCTGGTGGTTCTATTGGTAGTGGTAATTTAAATAAGGTTAAAAGTCAGGTTCAAACGGCAGGAACAGAAATGCCGTTGGTTACTGCAATTGATTACACATATTACAGTCCTTACTTCCCTCCTTATTTTCCTCCTTATTTCCCACCGTTCTTCCCTCCATTCTTTCCTCCATTCTTCCCTCCATTCTTCCCTCCGTTCTTCCCACCACATTTCCCACCCCACTTTCCTCCATTCTTCCCACCATTTTTCCCACCGTTCTTTCCACCGTTCTTCCCTCCATATTTCCCACCGTCTTTTAAGTAGGAAAAATGAAGACAACATTAGAAAAACCGGACATTATAGAAACAAAAAGTAAATCACTTTATGATTTCAAAATTGCGTCTCCTGATGGTGCAGATTCAGACATTTTGAGTAAATACCAAGGAAAAGTAACTCTTGTTTTCAATTGTGCGGCTGGATGTGGAAATGTTCCTCAACATTCTGTTTTAAAAGAATTGGATGAACTATATAGAAATGAACCAGACTTCAATCTTCAGGCAATTGTGGTAGATGATTTCACATGTCACGGGTATGAAGAATTCAATGATGGTTTAGAGGCTTATGGGGAACGCAAAAATTTAAATTTGACTCCGGGTCAAATAGCAGAATCCTATGTGCGTGAACACTATGGTGTCGAATATCAATTTTCTGAATTAACAAATGGGCGCTTCGATAAACATGATTATGACCCTAATTGGATTCCGGGAACACAATACGAACAAGAACCTCATCCATTTTGGCTTCATATCACTGGAGCAGATGCGCTACCTCGAAATGAACTGAACCTTCCTCATCATTATGAAGAAAGTCCATGGGCGGCAATAGAACAAAAAGAAGATCGTTCCAAACCCGGATTTTCACCAATCAAAGGAAACTTTGAAAAATTTTTGATTGATAGAACTGGTAAACGATTTTTTAGGTATACCAGTAGTTTTCTTCTTGGGCAAAGAGATAAAAGTGGAGAAGTTTTTTCATGGTGGGACGATGACTCTGCCAATAACGATGGTCCTTGGCCAACTCCCATGCAACGTGCAGGGGTAGATTACTCTCTGGACTCGATTTGTGAAGACATTGATCGGTTTCTATCTGAGTGATAACCTAACAATGTGGAAGAGAAGTCACTTATAACACCGGGTTATTTCGGTTCTTCTAAAGACAACATTATGATTATGCATAATTTTGTTGAAGAAAATGATTTAAAAACACTTCAAGAGTTCTTTCCTACTATTACCGAATGGGAAAACCCTCGTGAAACAGAATATAACGAGGAGGGAGAATGCATCTATGATGCTTCTTACTGGTGGGACAGGATGTGTAGTGGTCAGATACTTGAACGGACAGCACCAGAAATACATCAGTTGATCAATAAATACATTGTAAAAATGCAAAACGCGATTGAAGACAAGTTTTCTGTAAGTGTTTCTCAGCGTCCACCTGTTTTGATTCGTTGGCTTGAAGGAAATGAACAACAGCCTCATGCCGATAAACAATTAAACGATGGAACGCCTAATCCCTTTCCTACCTACGATATTAATTCTATTATCTATTGGAATGGAGATTTTGAAGGTGGTCAGTTTTATTATCCAGAACACGGAATAGAATTAGAAATAGAACCCGGATTGGCAGTAGCACATCCCGGTGATGTGCATTATTTGCATGGAGTTAAACAAATGATTTCTGGAACACGATGGACTACACCTTCTTTTTATACAATAACTAGCCTTTAGGAGTAAATATGGATATCGCAGGATATGTCGGAAACGAACATTCGGGAATAGTTCTATATAAGAATGTATGGAATAAGGACGCTAACTTTATAGAGCGTTTAGAGGATTGCATTGGAGATAGTGCTCACGAGTACTTCTCATGGAAAGAGTCGCTTGTTGGGGATCGAGAAAAGATGCCCGAATATAGAGATTGTTGGGACTTCAAACTTCGCCAAAGCGATATTCCTATTTGTGATCCTGCTTTTGAAGAAGCAGGCGAAATTTACAAAGAAGTTATTCTAGGTGTAAGAGAATGCGTCAATCACTATTGCAATTTGTACAACATTGCAATGGAATACGAGGAAGCGACAAACTTCGTCAAATATGACGTTGGGCAACATTTCAATGTTCATGCTGATCATGGTTTTTCTTATAGTGCCACTGTCTCAGCAATCGGATATTTGAATGATGGTTACGAAGGAGGAGAGTACGTCCTTCCTTATCAGGATATTAAATTCACTCCTGAACAGGGGGACGTGATTGTTCATCCGTCCACGTTTGTGTATGCACATCAATCGTTGCCTGTAACAGAGGGAATGAAATATTCTGCGGTAACGATGTATGACTACAATGACCGAAACCATCAAGATCATTCGCCTGAGCAAAACAGGCGAGTAATAGCAGAGCAGGTGGTTGAGCAATATGGCGGACAGATACAATCGGCTTCTTCATGAAAGTAGTTTTAAGAAAGAATCATCAAAACCCACCAGAAATTCAACAGTCGCGTCGTAAACGAGGTTGGATGGATGACACTTATAACAAACATGCATACAAATGCTTACCTTTAACAGCGGCAAATGTATGTGGATGGGAAATGGTGCTTCAACAAGAAGTTGTTGTTCAGTGGGATGGCGGAAATGCTGTCCCACGTGTTCTTTCAGGGGAAACGATCACTCATACGGTTGATGGGCAGGAGTATGAGAGAGCAGTGGTGATTCCAAGCATTATCGGAATCATGTCTTTTGCTACTGGTTGGTCTATGGAAACTCCTGAGGGATACAGCACATGGATCTCAGGTTCACCTAATTACTTTGTAGATGGGGCAGTTCCTTTAACGGCGACGATTCCTACTTCTTGGTGGCCGGATGAATGGAACATGAACTGGAAGATAACAAAGGTAGGGGAACCTGTTGTCTTTCCAGAAGGTATGCCTTTTATGTTCTTTCAGGTGTATCAAGACGATTTGCTTTCAAATGTTGAATTTGAAGTGGAGCATCTGTGGGATAAACCAGATTTGATGAAGGAACGCCAAGAGTATGGTGATTTCAAGTTTAAAAACAATACCGAAAACCCGTGGACTTGGATGGGGAGTATCCGTACAGGATTGAATGAGAAAGATGAACGAATCGGACCAAAGCACGAAGGACATCCTGAACTGGACAAGCCATAATGTTGGTCACATGCGATTCATGGGTTCATTTACAAAATGTAACTGTTAAAGAAATCTTGGATAATAGTGATTATTACGCAGATCTTTTAGCCCAAAATAAAGTTTTAGGTTTTGTTGAATTACGTCCGAACAGACGACAGCATAAAGAAGTCTTGGTTTCTTTAATGAGGGGCGAAGGAAGTCGTGACGCTAATGGAATTTGGGATATAACTCATCCACACCTAGAGAAGGTTTTACCTGACATGCCAGATGATTTCTTGGTGGGGCATTGGCACGCCGATAATACTGTCTGGGAAGAATCTCCAACTATTACAAGTATGCATATGCATACATGGACAGGCGAAAAAGGTAAAGGAAACACAGTCTTGGTGGACTGTCAGAAGTTGTACGAAAAATGTCCTTCTCATTTACGGGAATATTTAAAGGACTTGATGGTTCTTCATCGTTCTGGGGCAAATGATCCTGAGACTGGGGAACTGGCTGAAGGTGCTGTTCATCCTGCTTTACGAACTCATTCCGTAACGGGAGCAACGTCTCTTTTTTATACTGGACCGGAATGTGATCCTGTGGATGGGGAAACAGAATTATTTAATGAATATAAAACTTGGCTAAACGGCACACAAGTTGATGGCGTTCTTTATGAGCCAGAAAATCAAATTCAATGGGAATGGTCTGAGGGTGACTTGCTGGTTTGGGACAATTCCTCTATGGTTCATGGTTTTTTAGGGGGCTGGCAACATGGAGAAAGAATTTTTGACAAATTAGAGGGACAACTGGCTAAACCAGAATATTTAGCATGACCATGGATTCTCATATAAAAAACAAAGAAGTCAATGGGATTTATGACATTCCAGTTCGCTCATTAGATGGTCAAGAAAACATGTTGGAGGCTTTCAAGGGAAAAGTCACAATGTTTTTACCCGTTGCAACAAAATGTGGGTATAAAGCAAAAACTGATCAGATTATGTCTTTGGAGAGAACGCACAAGAAGTTTGAGGATCTTCAGGTGCTCCACGAAGAGTTTTTTGATAGAGGATTTTCTGTTATAGCGATTCCGACTAATCAGTTGGGTGAGCAGGAACCTTGTGAGAATGAGGAGATTTTAGAGTTCTTAAAGTCTGAATACCCTTATGTCACTTTTCCTTTTACGGAAAAAATGAATATTAATCCTGAAGGAGTGGGGGATGACTATAAGCCTGAACATTCTTTGGCTTTGTATTTAAAAGGTTATGAAATTCGGGCTGTTGATGATTATGGTCCGTTGATTAAAAACGAGCAAGGCATTTGGGAACATGCTGAACCTTTTCATGTAACAGGTGGTGCTTCACAGGAAATACATGGATTGTTTGAGAAGTTTCTTTTTGATCGTGATGGTCAAGTAGAAACACGGTTTAATTATGCCCAAGAACCTCTTATGGATAAATCTATTTATGTTGGGGGAAAGTGGACAGTTCGCGAGGCTGTTGATTTTGTTTTAAAACAACCGCGTCGTCCTAAACATGTTGGACATGAATGGCATTATCCAGATATTGGTCCTGTTCCTTCATCTTTGATGCCTAAAAGCAGACCTTTTGATTGGAAAGGACTAGGTATTAATGAGGTGGACAGATACTCAGATGAAGATCCTCCTCCTACCGATTTATTGCTTCAACACTGTATGGATGTTGTTTGGGCTAGTCTGGGGCACTTGAACAACGAAGATCGACTAGCATTTCTTTTAGTAATTACTAATAGGTTACAAAAACATGTTGATACAGGAAATTATAAAGAAGGTAAATAGTGGAACATTTCTCTAACGGGATTGCGATAGAGCGTAACGCCATTGAGGTTCCTGATTTTATCATTGACGAACTTGTTGCTATGCGTGACTATACGCAGAATCTTATTTATGACTTTACCGATACTCATGTAACTCATCGTGACAGTGGTGTTGTTTACCCAATAAACACTGTAAATGAATGGCCAATTATTGTTCATCCTCACTATCCGCCACAAAATTTTGAAAGAGCAGAAGGTGCTGTTGATTTTTGGAATAAAACTGAACAGCAAATTTATAAGCATGTTTTAAAATATTTAGAAGAATATCCGGTTCTTATTCATTCTTTATGGTGGAGAGATAAAGGTCACGCTTTGGTTTACGAACCGGGAGCAGGGTTGCAACTACATCAAGATAATAATGTTGGGTATTCTTGGAATACTAGGAATGAAGTTGTAGGACGGAACGAAGTGTCAAGTCGAAACGTGTTGACTACCACGTTGCATGTGGATAGTTGTAAAGGTGGGGATATGCATTTTCCATACGCAGGATTGAATTTTCCTGTTGAGCGTGGGGACTTGTTGATATTTCCTGCTAACTATTTGGGGGCACATGAGGTTCGTACTGTCGAAGAAGGATCTCGAAGGCTTTCTTATCTGGGGTGGTTTGGACAAGGTTCAACAGAGCCTCTTAACACTCCTGTAGAAGATGAAGTTGAAAGACTTCTTATATTCGATCCTGATGAATCTCCAGAAGCCAATTTTTTGTGGCAAAAACATATTGAGAGGGATTTCATAGAGTCTTCTGGGTGGACTGATGAAGAAATGCATGACAAATATCCAGCATGGGGACATCAGCAAGCACCTGTCTATTGGCCAGCGGTGGACGACGAATGACCGAAGGAACGGCATGGCAACCTCGTGAGGCAAAAGGCAAGCATTTAGGGGGTGGCGTGGTTCTTTATGAGAGCGCCGTAGAGACCGATTGGGGTGCTTTAGCCTGTTTCGCTGAGGAATCAGTGGAAAAAGAACGCAAAGTCATGTACACGCCCGGAAAAGATCCGATTTCTGGTGAAGAAGGCTTCATAAATAGGAACGGATACTTTTTTCCATCCGATTCTGTTTACAAAATGCCACAACATTGTGCTTTCATCCACCGAGAAACACCTTCTGATATTTACAAAATCTTGGAACTTTTGCAAAACACAACAGATAATTGTCTTTTGGATTATTTAAATCTATTTCCATTAGCGGGCAAATGTATTTGGTGGAAGATAAAAAGTCACATTTTGGTTTATCCAGAGGGTGCTTATCTGGGAATGCATTCTGATCAAAGTGTGGATTATGAATACGGTTCTCCTCATCCAACAGATCAAATAGCAACACGAACCACAGTTTCAACTATTGCCTTTTTCAACGATCACGTAGAAACAGAAGAAGAGTTAGACGGCACCAATTACACGGGCGGGTTAGTCAAGTTTGGATATTTAGATATTGAATATGCGCCCAAGAAAGGAGACATTCTTTTCTTTCCGTCTAATTACATTGCTTCTCATGGAGTGAGCATGGTTAAAGGTGGGGCTAGGTACTCCCATGTGGGGTGGTATTGCCACGGAAGTCCAAACAAAGAGTTTAATGAAGCAGTTTTAGATCCGACTGATGATCCAGAGGCGGCGAAATCAGCAACAAATATCTATATGACGGAAGGTTATAAGTTATGAAAATAGGAATTCTTCATCCCGGAGCGATGGGTTCTAGTATCGGTAAGGTTTTACAAGAACAAGGACATGATATTTTTTGGGCTTCAGAAGAAAGATCAGAAGCAACTAGAGAACGGGCAGAGTCTTTTATTGAAAAGGACACTGTTGAAGAACTTTTAGGTGAAGTCGATATTGTTTTTTCTATTTGCTGGCAGGGTGGAGTGATCCCAAATCTTCACACTGCAACTTCTGCCAATTATGAAGGGATCTTTGTAGACGCTAATTTTGTTGAGAGTGGAGATATTGGAAAACATATACAAGCCGCAAACTCTAAAGGGATATTTCAATCAGAATTATTAGCAGTATCTAATGCGGGATCGTTTAGTTATGTGGATGCCGCAATTTATGGATATCCGATACCCGGTCCAGATAACTATACGAACGAGCGTTCGTTTTATTTGTTTGGAAAAGATGCAAAAATTGTTGCAGACCTTTTTGAAGAAACACCCTTTGATGGGATTGTTTTAGATGAACCTGCCAAAATGTTTAGACAGCAAAGAATGGACAATGAGGCGGATGAAAGAACATAAATTTGCTAATGGGATTGTTAAATTCGATAATGCCATAGAAATAGATGACGACTTTTTTTCTGGTTGGTTGGAACGCCGTCGTGCGAATGAACCAGATGATTACACTATTGATGAAGAAGGAAATTACATAAATCGTGGTGGTTACAAGTTCACTCCAGAGGAGTATCTAGGAGCACCGGGTCGGTTCCTAAATCTATTACCACGGGATGTAACGGAAGAAGATAGGGCATTTGTCGAAGCATTGGATGATGCTCTTTTTGAATGTATTCAACGGTATATTCAAATCTTTCCAGAAGTCGCTCCGTCTGTTTGGTGGCGATCCCCCGGTCATGTTGCTACTTACATTGAGGGACAGCACATGGGCACACATCACGACAACGGAATTGAGTACACACCGGGTGTTAACCCTGAGAATGAACATGCCATTCACAATGTAATAACTGCTTCCATAGCATTGAATGAAGGATTTTCAGGAGGGCAATTAGAGTTTGCTCATGCAGGGTTGAGCGTCAGACCTCCTAAAGGAACTGCTATTTTGTACCCCTCTAATTACATAGGGTCACATGCTGTGGCTCCTGTTTTGTTTGGGGAGAGGTATTCTTATTTGCAGTTCTATGGGCAGGGAACTCCAAAGGCGGCGAATAATGCCGCTGAATGGTTTCCGAATCTACTTAGCGCCCATGGTCAGGAAGACGAGTTAAAACAGGAGGAATAAGTTTTCCTTCTTTTTCTAATAATTCTTTGAAATCTTTTGCTATATCAGGAAGCCAAGATTTACCTTGAGCGCCTGATTCACGAGTGTCTTGGACAACGACATTACGGTCAGGGGCAGAAGAACCTTGAGCAAAATTAGCAAGATAAGAATATCTTGAGCCTTCAGTTACTTCTTTCACTTCATGAGTAGCAACAAAGTTAGAAGGAAACATCAACAAGTCTCCAGCATTCAACTTGACATCAAGATCTAAATATGTGAATGCCATGGTTCCACCTTCAAAATCGTTATTGAGGACAAGACTGCATGAGATTGTTTGATTTAACGCAGATTGATCTACTGGAACGTCACCATAAACATAATTGACATCATTGTCGCAGTGAGATCCATATTTAGATCCAGTGGGATAGTAAGCGACATGTCCTCCTACTTCCCACCAGACGCAAGGAAAAGCATCGGGAAATAGAGAAAAATATTTGAGCAATTTTTGATAAATCGCTTTATCGCAATTACTAAAGAATTCAGGATTAATAATAATACCGGGTCCAGTAATTCTTATTGGGTCGCTGTGTAAGTCGTCTTTGTAAATAGTGTGACCACTCAGGTTGATTCCATATTGGAGTTCTCCGTTTTCATCGTAAACGAAGTCATACATAGTATTAAACGCTATATCGACCATTTCGGATAGTTCGGGGATTATGTGATCTGGAATGTCGATTATTTTTTCAAATAAAACGACTCCGCCATCTAAATGCTTCATGTAGACAGATTTCGTTGATAGTTAATATCTACGACATCTCCGTGGTCATATCCTTTTGATAGTCCTTCTTTGCCTTCTAGCGTTCGATTTTGAAAAACAGGATTAGTTCTATCCGTTACGTTTTTGTTCGCTCCTATTTCACTATGTTTAGCGTACTTGGCGTAATCATCGTAGATGTTGTTTAACCAATGCGGGGGACACCACGAGTCGATTGCATCTGGCTCTACTACATTAACCCCTACTTCTGGTTGTGGGCTTCCTTGTGAAAAGAACTCTAGATATGTGTATCTGTCTCCAGCCGTTACGGTGTTTACTCCATGAGTTGCTAAAAAGTTGCATGGAAAAATGATTATGTCTCCAGTTTTACCTTGATAGTTGATATCCAAGTAGGGAAAATTCATTTCTCCGCCTGTGTAATTAGTGCCGTCTAATTTGTCTGGATGTTGAACACCATCATTCAAATAAAGTAAAACAGCAAGAGTTTGACGAGAAGCGGATTGAACTTGAGGAACATATTTTGTTCCGTTAGTGGAACGGTAGTTCGCGTCATTGTCGTTATGAGTGCCTAGAAAATTTCCTTCTTTATAACGAAGAATATGTCCTCTATTTCTCCACCATAATGTTCCTAAAACCATTGGAAAAAAGTCAACATATCTAATAAGACACTTATAGATCATGTCTTCCCAGTAATTCAATGTTTCTGTGATTTCTGATGGAGTGGATTCTGTAACAGGATCTAGAACTCTTGTTGGAACTAGTTTTACTTGTTCTAAGTCAAACTTGTTTAAATCCTCATTCAAAGCATAAGTAACCCCGTTTTCATCTGTTTCATACGTCCAACGCTGTTCGTGGGCTTCTTGTGCCGCTTGCTGAATCCAAGGGAAGATGTAATCAGGGATAAACGAAACACCAGAAAAACGAACTACCCCTCCTCCAATATGTTCAGCATCATATTCGGCTATTTCTTTTATAATAGAATCTGTTATTTGAGGTGTACTCGCATCGTGTAGACCTTTACTCATAAGAGGTAAAAACTCCGGTTGGTTCCCCTTCTAGTGGGCGCTCTTGTTCTACAGGATTCAGTTCTCCGGGTGGGACACGCGAAGAATAGGAAGAATTAAAGTATTTTTCGTAATCTTGAAAAACCCATGGGAGGTAAGTGGGGGAAACCCAGTTTGCTGTTTCATCGTCTGGTTCATGAATTTGAACTATGTCATCTTCCCCTTGTCCAAAATTAGAAAGATAAACGTAGCGTTTCCCTGAAGTGACAGGCGCTACTCCGTGTGTGCCTGTGTAATTTTGAGGGAAATAAATCATGTCCCCTAGGACAGGCTTATAAGTAACATCTGCATAAGGGAAATGCATTTCCCCTCCATTGAAATTATCATTTAAATAGATAATATTTGCCACTACTTGATAAATGGCTTGAGGTCGAGAAGTTGGATATCGTAATCCATCTACAACTCTAAAGTTGGTGTCGTTGTCATTATGATGACCTAATTGATTGCCTTCGGTGTAGCGGAGTATGTGACCACGGTTCTTCCACCAAATAGTGTTGAGAATCATTGGGTAGAGATGGATGTAACGCATCAATCCGTGGTAAATGGTTTTCTCACAGTTGAAGAAGAATTCTTTTATGTCAGAGGGAGTGTCATCTTGAACAGGCATTTTTTCTTGCTCGTGTCCGAGTCTGAACGGCTGTTCTAAAAGTTTTTGAATCGGATGACGGTTACCTTCCCAATCTTCCGCCCACTGTTCATCGCCTTCCTCTTTCCATTCCAATCCACAATTAGAAGGGGAAACATTTTCATCTAACCAAGAAAGGAGACGATCTTCGTTTACGTCTATAGCATTTTTAAATAGAACTATTCCATTTGAAAGAATTTCAATATCCATTTCAGAAATGGATTTACAATCATCGTCAGAGATTTTGTACTGCGGAAAAGGACTCATAGAGTCAGATTATCACGATACCCGTTGGACTATCGAGTATCCATGGTCAATAGGCATGTGATGAACGTGCAAATTAGATTGTGCAAGTAGCCATTCGTGAGGCATGTACAAGTGGTGGTGTTTAACAATTGCACTTGATTTGTACAAGCCACCATAATTTGCTGTTTCGGTTATGATCATTGTCCCACCGACAGCAAGTTGACCCGCATAAGCCTCTAAAAGATCAGTACCAAGTGCTACAACATGAGGGAATCTGAGGTCTACATAGTCTTTCGTTCCGGCATCTGTTCCATCCAGAATGTCTTGAACGTCAATTGCGTTATATTCCATAGAACCTGCAACAGCGGCAACATCTGATTGTGTTAGTCCGTATTGTTCAAAGTAATGAAGTTCGATGTTGTTTATGAAATTATGGGTTCTGCCTGCTTTTACCAACTCATTCAGGTTGTAAAAAAATCCGATAGGATTGTCTGACAAAATGTTTGTTGGATTTAAAAGTTCAAGGAACATTTGACGCACTGCTAGAGGCATCCAAATGGCTTCTTCCCAACCCGGAATTGGAGTCTTTAGCATTTCCCATTTAAGAAGTTCAGCATCTTCGCCTACAGCAATTTGCCGTTTATCCATTGCATTGGTGTCTTGAAAAGTATTAATTCCAGCAATGTAATCTTGCATAATGGAAATCCATTTAGCCATATCCCCATCAGCATTAGTCAACATCTTTGCGACGGTATTGCGTTCAAACCATGAACTAGCCATATCAGCCTCCCGCCATTTTCACCCAATGCCAGCGTCTACGCACTAGTTTGGTTATTCGACTGTGTTGTGTCCGAAGATAATAATTAGGAGCGTGCCATGGTAGACGTTCCGCTTCGTCCAATGTTTCATTCAAAGCATTAACCATGTCATTGAATTTATATTGAACTCTTATTCGTTCAACAATTTGATCAATTGTAATGGTTTCACTATTGGCGGCGTAATCCAATCCAAGAACATAACAATAGGACGCTAATTCCACTTCATTTTGAGCAAGATCTTTAGCGGCATCGTAAGTGTTACCGGAGGCATTGTTTCTAACTGCCATTAGATCATTCCTCCCTTCAAATCGGGATCGTCATCGTTGATTTGTTTGCAGAACCACATAACTGGGTCTCTGTCATATTCCCAGCCAGCCAATTCTGGAACCCAACGAACTATTTCTTCGTCTTTAGACTTGAGTTCAAATCCATTAACATTTACATGTTCTTCTTTTGTATGGATTTGGGTTTTGTCTCTTAGTTGTTTACCCTGCGCTACTGCTATCTCAAGTTGGGTCTTGTCATCCAACATTTGATTACCCCAACGCGTTTAATGAGGCTAATTGTTCTTTCAAACATTCATGAGCGTCATGCGACCATGTGCCAGAAGCAACGGGATTTGTATAAGGATGATTACAGGCAGAAGGGTCTAAACCAAGAGAGACACAAAGAACATAAATTGAATATTCTAAATAACTCTTAGCGGAAGCCTTTGCTGTTGTTTCTTGTTCTGCTGTTAATGCCATTACGCTACCTTACTCGGAAATAGCGTCACGCTGGTCTTTTAACGCTTTCCAGTGTTTGACGGCTTCTTCCAGTTGGGCTTCGGCTGGATTAGTACTATCCGCAGGAGCCGTATAAGTGTCAGAAAGAGTAGCGGGGTCGATGTTTACTGCCCACGAAAGACGAAAGACATTTGGCTCAACGCCACCTATGACTTCAAGCAATAAAGACTTTTTTGTTGCATTCGCAATTGTTGTTTGAAAATCCATAAATAAATACCTCTATGAAAGGATCGCCTAATTACTTAGATCATACATGAGATTATCGACTTGCATCGCAACCTGTAACAGTATACGTCCCTTTTCGAGTGCTCTATAGAGAGTAATATTCATGTTGGTCAACAATGACCATCTTTAACAGGCGAGGAATACGAGGTGACGTATGGCTGAGTACAAAGATCTAGCCGAACGGACGATTGCCACTTTCGTTCAGGCCGCTATTGGTGCCATGGGTACTAACAGCGTAATGGACTTAGGTGTTGATAACTGGAAAATGATTGTTGCGGCAGGAGTTTCTGCCGCAGTTGCAGTCATCAAAGGTTGGATGGCATCGAAGTTTGGTGATCGCTCTCCGTCGATGATGTCGTAGGACACCAAAAGACATACAATTCTGTACATTGCTGTATGGGATTAGCAGGTATCATGACTAGCAACTAGGACTTAAGTCCTGTATGGGATTTACGGGGTTGCTATGGATGATAAACTGCGAAAACGTCTAAACGAGGTTGGGGAATTACTTTCGCAACCTTTAGAAGAGACGAATGCTGGGGCAAACCCAGATGTGAGCAGTAATGTCATTGATAGCGCTAAGAAGGCGACTGATAAAGTCACAAGCCTAATTGACAAAATCAAAGACAATATTGCGTATGTCTTGGGTTTGCCCGCGGCAGTTTCTGGAGCCTTTGGCTTTTTATGGCAGTCTTCTGGAGAAGAAGCGGCCTTAGATTATAAAGTTCAGCAATTAGAAACCGCAG